CAACGGCTGGGCCTTGCGGGATACCGAACTGCTATCCGATACGCCGGAACTGGTGGATACCGCCTGGGAGCCCCGGGCCACATTTGACGTGCGGTTCGGCCACACCGTCACCCAGAGCGACGACGCCGGACTTCTGGAAACCGCCGAGATCACCGGGACCGTCGAAAGCGGCGACGCTTCCGAGACCACAGACACCACCCTGGAGTAAGCCATGGCACTCAGCGATTACGCCGACATTCAGGTCTCGTTCGAGGCCCAGACCGTATCCCGGGCTGGGTTCGGAACGCTGCTGTTCATCACCGAGGACACCACCGAGTCCTCCGGCGTGGTGAACGGCCCCTATGCCTCGCTGAGCGAGGTGGAAAACGACTACGCCACCGGAACCGAGCCGTATGCGTTCGCCCAGGAGGCGTTCGCCCAGGGCGAAGGGTTCTCCTCGCTGAAGATCGGCCACAAGGACGCCACGAACGACACCTGGACCGACATCATCGCCTCCATCATCAACGAATCCGACGCCGACTGGTACGCCCTGGCGGTGGAGACGCGAACGGCTGCGGATATCGAGCTGGTGGCCGCCGAGGCGCAGGCCCGCGGCAAGCTCTACATCGCGGTGACCGCCGACGCCGCGGTCCTGGACGACCAGGACGACACCGACATTGCCTCTACCCTGCTCTCCAACAGCTACAGCCGCACGGCGGTGCTCTACAAGAGCGACGGCGACTCCACCTATCCGGAGGGGGCCTGGTTCGGGCGGATGCTGCCCGAGGACCCCGGCGCCGCGAACTGGGCCTACAAGTCCCTGTCGGGCGTGGCCACCGACTCCTTCACCTCCGCCGAGCGCGGCGCCCTCCGCGACAAGCGGGCCAACTACTACGAGAACGTGGCCGGCAACCCCATCACCTACGGCGGCTATACCTCGGAGGCCGGCAAGTTCCTGGACATCATCCGCGGCGTGGACTGGCTGCAGACCCGCATGCAGGAGGACTACATCGCGGTGCAGACCGGCCAGGACCGCCTCCCCTACGTGGGCGGCGGCGAGATCATCGAGTCCGAGGTGGTCCGGCGGCGCCTGGACATCGCCGTGGACCAGGGCGTGATCGCCGAGGGCTACGAGGTGGACGTGCCCGGCTACCGGGACCAGGACCCCACCGACCGGTCCGCCCGGAGCTACCCGGGCATCACCTTCAACGCCACCTACGTGGGTGCCATCAACACCGTCGGCATTTCCGGCGTCGTCAGCCCGTAACGGAGGGATAAGCAATGGGAGCAGGCGTCTACACCTACGCGGCCGAGAGCGTGCGCATCATCGTCGGCGGGGTGCCGATTTCCGGGCTGGCCGACGGCACCTTCGTGAGCGTGAGCCGCGACGAGCAGGCCTACAACAAGACCACCGGGGCCGACGGCACCACCAGCCGGTCGCGCACCGGCAACCGGGCCGGGACCATCGCCATCACCCTACAGCAGACCAGCCCATCCAATGACGTGCTGTCCGGCTTCATGCTCGCCGACGAGGCCGCCGACCAGGGCGTGGTGCCGGTGCTGATCAAGGACACCTCCGGCCGGACCCTGCACTACGCGAGCGCGGCCTGGGTCCAGCAGAAGCCCGACGAGGAATTCGGCAAGGAGGTCTCCGACCGCGAATGGACGCTGGATTGCGCCCGGATCGATTCCTTCGTGGGCGGCAACACCAGCCAGACCGGAAGCAGCTAAGACCGACAAGGAAGACCGAGATGAAAGACCAGATCGAACAAGAGATTGATGAGAAGGGCCTTAACGAGCCCCGCGTAACCTCCGATCACATCGAATCCGTTATCCACAGTGAACAGTACCATCTGTTCCCGGGTACCACGCTGACGGTGTGCGCCCTGACGCTGGAGAACGGGTACATCGTGGTCGGGGAAAGCGCTTGTGCATCCCCCGAGAATTTTGACGCTGACATCGGCCGCAAGATCGCCCGGCAGGACGCCTTTAACAAGATCTGGGCGCTGGAGGGATACCTGCTACGCGAGAAGCTCGCTAAGGGGGGTCTCAAATGAGCCGTGATCCGCAGAAGCACATCGTCAATGGCCACGAGTGGGAAATCTACCCCTGGGACGCCATGCACGGCCTGCGCATGCAGGCCCGCCTCGCCAAGCTGATCGGTCCGGCCATCGGTGAGGCTGGCGGCTCCGACAAGCAGTCCCTCATGGAAATGGACGTGGGCGCGGTGATCGGCGCCCTGGTGGAGCGGGTGGATGCCCAGGAGACCCCGCAGCTGATCCGCGACATGCTCCACGGCACCTCCGTGGACGGACAGGACGTGAGCATGGACAAGTTCTTCAACGAGCACTTCGCCGGCAACTACGCCGAGCTCTACGAGGGCCTGGCCCACATCGTCCGCGTCAACTTCGGGGACCTTTTTACCATGGCGGCGTCTATTGGCAGTTCCATGGGCGCCGCCGACAGCAGCCCGACCTCCCCGGAGAGCTAGCCGAGTCCGTGCGCACGGAGTGGCCGGCGTGGCGGCTGGTGATGGAGGGGGTGGCCACCCTTGAGGAGCTGGACGGGGCCGGCGCCACATACAGCCTAAACGACGTGTACAAGGCGTGCAGCCTGCTGGATATGCGCGCCGACATCGAAGCCCACCAACGCGAGAGGGAGCGCAGCTGATGCAGATACGAGAGCTCGTGACTCGCTTGGGGTTCGATGCCGATACCGTCGCCGCCCAGAAGTACGGCAAGGCGGTGGACGACATCCGCCGCGTAGCCCAACGGGCCGCTATCGCCATGACCGGCGTGGCCACCGCCGCCACCGGCCTCGTCTGGCACTTCACCAACGCCTCCTCCGAAACTCTGGCGTGGTCCAACCGGCTAGGAATCGCCACCGACGAGCTTCAGCGCCTCCAGTTCGCAGCCGGCAAGTACCAGATCACCAATGAGGCCCTGATAGACGGCCTCAAAGAGCTATCCCTCCGTACCGACGAGTACGCTAAGAAGGGCGCTGGCGGGGCCGTGGAGGCGTTCCAGCGCCTTGACCTGTCGGCCCAGGAGCTTAATTCTGTATCCGGCGACACCGCGGAACTGTTCCGGCTGGTGCAGTCCAGGATCGCCGGCATTCAGAACGTATCCGAGCGCCAACGCGTGGCCGACGAGCTGTTCGGCGGCGAGGCAGGTGAGCAGTTCACCGAGTTTCTCGGGGCCTCCGGAGACGAGATCGAGCGCCTAGGACGCCTTGCCGAGCAGACCGGATCCGTGGTGCCCCGCGACGTGCTGGAGCGGGCCCGGGAATTCAGCCGGGAGACCGGCACCCTCCAGGCTACCGTGGGCGGATTTGGCAAGGTTCTTGCCGCCGAGCTTCTACCCTTCTATCGCGAGCTTGTAGATCTGACTCAGTCCTGGCTGCAGGGCAACACCATGCTTATCCGCCAGAACATCCGCTTGTGGGTGGAGCGGCTGGCGTTCGGCGTGCGCACCATCGCCTCCGTAGTGGCGGACTTCATAGGCTGGGTGGACGATCTCGTGAAGTCCATGGGCGGCTGGGATAAGGTGCTCCGCCTCACTGCATCAGCGGTTGGCCTGCTCATCGGAAAGAAGTTTGCGGTATGGCTACGCGGGGTGGCTGGAGCCATCATCAGCATGGCCACGGCGGCCGGGAAGATCGCCAAGGTGATGCGCCTCATCAAGAAGATCGCCTTCATCGCGCTGATCGAGGACCTGGTCGTCTGGATCATGAACGGCGACTCCGCACTCGGAAAATGGCTCGGCACCTGGGACGAATTCAAGAAGAAGCTGGAGCCGCTCAAAGATATTCTCACGGGCATCTTTACCCTCGACGTGGACCGCATCATGCAGGGCTTCGATGACCTGTTACAGCAGATCCGCGAGTGGGCGCCGAGCCTCCGCAAGCTGCTTCTAAGCATCTACCCGGACTGGCTGATCAACCTGCTCGGCGGGGCCGAGGCTGCGGTGGGCAAGGCGGCCGGTGCGGTGCGCGGGGTGCAGAACAAGATCGAGTCCGGGGTGGGGAGTGTGGCCCGCGGAGTCGCCCCGCTTTTCACGGGCGAAGCGGCGGTAGGCGGCTTCACCATGCCAAGCTCCAGCCGGGGATCGGTCCAGGTCAACGCCAAAACCGAGGCCACCCTCCAGGTGCCGCAGGGCACGGCGGAGGACCAGCGTCGCTGGTTGGAGATGCAGGCGGAAAAGATATTCGGCGAGCACTGGGACCGGCAGATCAATAAAGCCCTGTGGGACTTCCAGCCGGTGGAGGGATAGATGGCGGTAACCAATTTCCTATTCGGCAATCGGACCCCGGCCGGCTTCACCGTCGAGGGCGTGGTGGAGTTGGAGGCTGATCTGACCATCTCGGAGAGCCATCAGCGCGGGGCGGACGTGACCACCCACCCGGTGGAGTCCGGAGCCACCATCTCCGACCACGTAATCCTGCAGCCGGAGCGCCTGAGCCTTGAGGGCTTTGTAACCGACACGCCGGCCGCCGTATTCGCCGCCAACCAGGGGCGCACCCAGGACGCCTTCGACACCCTGGAGGAGCTCTGGCGGGAGGGCGATACCGTCACCATCGTGACCGGGCGCAAGACCTACGAGAACATGGTGATCGTGGACCTCCAGCTCCCCCGGGAGCGCCCCACCTCCATGAACTTCAGCATGGAGCTGCAGCACATCACCGTGGTGGAAACGGAGACGGCGCAGATCGCCGGCGGCGGCGACCCGGCCAACGCGGCGGACCAGGACACGGCGGACCTCGCCTCCCAGGAGGTGGACGCCGGTCGCCAGCCGGCGGCCGAAGCCTCCGGGGCGGCCAGCGGGCAGATGCAGAGCGTGCTTGGATGGTTCTTCTGATGGCCTTCCGCCAGATCCGGTTCATCGACGCCCCGCGGTGGCGCCAGGACGTGCAGCTCGACGGTTCGGTCTACACCCTGGCGGCGGCCTGGAATACGCGGATGGATTCCTGGGTCCTCGATATTGAATCCAGCGACGGCACGGTTCTGGCCCGGGGGATCCGCCTGGTGCTCGGTTGGCCGCTGCTGCGCGGAATCGACTACGACGACCGGCTCCCCCCGGGGGAGTTCATGGTGGTGGATCCCACCGGACGGGCCGTAGCGCCTCCCGGGCGCGACTCGTTCACCACTGGCAACTACCAGCTCGTGTATCAGGAAGCCGCTGATGGCTAGGCAATTCGGCCGCGTCGCCCGCGTCACCATCGGCCCTCGTGGAGGCCAGGGGGTGGCCGTGGATCAGCGGTTCCGCGTCACCTTCAGGGTATCCAAGTCTTTGGGTCGGGAGACCAACAGCATGGAGGCGCAGATCTACAACCTCGCCGAGGCCACGCGGCAGCGCCTGCTTGACCAAGGAGAGGTGATGCAGATCGAGGCCGGGTATGAGGGAAACGAGGAGGTGCTGGCCATCGCCGACATCACCCGCGCAATCGTGCGCCGCGACCCGCCGGACGTGATCCTTGAGGTGCAATGCCAGGACGGCGTGATCGCTCTCCGTGACCGCAAGATCAACCTGAGCTTCGAGGCCGGCGCGTCCGTGGACCGGGTACTGTCCGCAGTCGCCGACGAGCTGGCCCTGGGCCGCCGGGACACCGGAGTGACCGTGGAGGGGTCCTATCGGGAGGCGGTGTCCTTCTCCGGCCCGGCCGCCGAGGTGCTTGACAAGGTGACGCGCAAGGCCGGGCTCACCTGGAGCATCCAGGACGGCGACCTGCAGCTGCTCAAGCCCGACGCGCCGGCCAACAGCCGCGGCGTGCTGCTCACCCCGGGCACCGGACTGATTGACGCCCCGGAGCCCCTGGACGACCCGGAGGGGCGCACCGAGCGCCTGGCGGGGTCCGGCTACCGGGCCCGCGCCCTGCTCAACCCCAAGATCCGGCCCGGCGACCAGCTGGTGCTCGAATCCGCGGAGGTGCCGCGTACCGAGCTACGCATCGACAGCGTGGAGCACGTCGGCGACACCCGCGGGCAGGACTGGTACTCGGAGGCCGAGCTCTATGCCGGATAGCCTGACCAAGCCCCTGCTCCGGGCCATGCAGCGGGCCATGGTGGAGATGCGGGTCTCCCTGCCGGCGCGGGTGGAGCAGTACGACGAGACCAAGCAGCGCGCCGATGTGAAGCCCCTGCTGAACCGCCGCTATGCCGACGGCGAGGAGGCCGAGCTGCCGGTGATCGCCGGGGTGCCTGTGGTGTGGCCCCGGTCCGGCGGCGCGGCCCTGACCATGCCGGTGGCCAAGGGCGACGGCGTGCTGCTGGTGTTCGCCGACCGTAGCATTGACCGATGGCTGTCCGACGGCGGCCAGGTAACTCCGGACGATCCGCGCACCCACGATCTGAGCGACGCCGTAGCGATACCCGGGCTGGTACCGTTCGCTGATCTGGGCACGGCAGGCCCCACCCCGGATTCAAGCGCGGTGGTGATCTGGCACGGCAGCACCCAGATGCGGCTCTATGACAATGGCTCTGTGGAGGTGGATGGGGACCTGGTCGTGGACGGTAACGTGGAGGCGACCGGGGACGTGCAGGCCGGTGGGGACGTGGTGGCAGACAGCCAGGGAGCGGCGATCAGCCTCCTAGAGCACACCCATATCGGCAACCTGGGCTCCAGCACGAGCCCGCCGGAGCCTTGATATGGCACTAGACCCGCAGACCTACGGCCAGCAGGCGGAGGACGCGCTGCAACAGCAGGTTGCCGGGGCAGGTCTTAGCCCTTCGGCCATGAGCGAGGAGTTCGCGGCCATCTACCACGACTACGGCCGCGAGGGCGAATGCGGCGGCGTGGATATCGCGGCCGGTGGAGACAAGGCGCTCCTGGATCCGGCGTTCATTTCCGATAACACCGCGGCCACAATCACCCAGATCTCCAACGCCCTGTGCGACTACTGGGAGTCCTTTATAACGCCAGGCGAGGCCGTTGTGCTGGACGTGGTGGTAAGCGTGGTGCCCGACGCCAGTGCGCAACGGGCCACGATGGAGCAGGCCATAACCGACTACATCAACGCCGGAAGCAGCCGCGACGGCTGGCCGGGCTGGTACGAGGCCACGGAGGCGGTGGTAAATCAGATCCCGTTCGCGGTCACCGAGCAGAATGTGAGCACCGGCTCCACCAGTGTCTTTACGAGGTACGTGGCGTGATCGACTACGAGCTTGAAAATGGTGATATCGTAATACGGAATGGGGACATCGCCACCATTTCCGAGCCAGTGGCGACCCGGCAGCGCCTGGAGCAGAAGCTCAAGCTATGGCGTGGCGAGTATTGGCTTGACACCAGCCGCGGCTTCCCCTGGCTGGAGCAGGTGCTTGGAAAGCGCCCCCGGCCGGAAGTGGTGACGAGCCTGATCCGGCAGCTTTTGCAGGACGACCCAGAGGTGCGGACGCTGGAGACCCTGACGGTGGAATTCGAGGGCGTGGACAGGAACCTGACCGTGAGCTTCCGGGCGCGGCTGAGTAACGGCGAGGGCATCGACCAGGAGGTGACACTGTGAGCGGCATCACGAGCCAGGGATTCGACCGCCCGTCATTCGCCGAGATCCGGGAGGCCCTCGCCACCGAGGCCCGCAACGTCCTGGGGCCGGTCAACACCGGCCCGGAGTCCGCCATCGGCCAGCAGATCAGTATTCAGGCCGAGCGCGAGGCCTTGATCTGGGAGGCCCTGGAAGCGATCTACCTGAGCCAGTACCCGGCAAGCGCCGCCGGCAGAAGCCTGGACGGCGCGGTACAGCTAACCGGCATCACCCGCTTGCCTGCCACCAAGACCGTTGTGGAGGTGACGCTGTCCGGTGATCCGGGCACCGTAATCCCGGCCGGTAGCCAGGCGAGCACCGACGACGGCGACGTATTCGAGCTGACGGCGGAAGTGACGTTGGACGCCAACGGCGACGGCACCGGTAACATGCAGGCGCTGGAGGCCGGTGAGGTTCTCGCCTTGGCCGGAACCCTCACCAACATCGAAACCCCGGTCTCCGGCTGGGACAGCGTAACCAACCCAGACGACGGCGACACCGGGCGCAACGAGGAGAGCGATTCCGAGCTACGCCAGCGCCGCCAGGAGTCGCTGCAGATCACTGGCGCCGGAACCGTCGAGGCCATCCGGGCGCGGCTGCTCCAACAGGTGGACAACGTGAGTGCGGTAACGATCATCGAGAACCGCACTGACACCACAGACGCCGAGGGCCGCCCGCCGCATAGCTTCGAAACCGTGGTGTCCGGGGGGATCGACGACGACGTGGCAGATCTGCTCTGGGAGGTCAAGCCCGCCGGGATCGAGACCCACGGCGATATAAGCGTGATCGTCACCGACAGCCAGGGCGAGCCGCAAACCATCGAGTTCAGTCGCCCTGTGGACGTTTACATCTGGGCAGACATCACGGTGGACGTGGCGGATAGCGACGAATTCCCGGACGGGGCCGAGACCACGATCAAGGAGGAGATCGTAGCTTCTGCGGAGGCCCGTTTCGGAGTCGGAGACGACGTGGTTTATCAGGCCCTGTTCGGACCGGTCTACAACAACGTTCCCGGCATCGGCGACGTGACGATCACGGTTGCAAGCAGCAGCGACGCCGGAACCCAGCCGGACCCAGGCGACTACGCATCCGCCAATATCGCCCTCGCCTCCAACGAGATCAGCCGCTGGCTGGAGGATCGAATCGCGGTAACCATCAATGTCTGAGTGGCCCATCCAGCAAATCGCTACCCACGAGGTCGATGCCAAGGATCGGCTCACATCGCAGTACGACGACGCGACCAAGCTGCAAGGGCTGGTGGGGCTGTGGGCTGGACGCATGCAGGGCGTCGAGGATGCCGCCTACGAGGTGCTAACCGAGCGGTGGGTGGACGTGGCGGTTGGCGCCCATCTCGACGGCATGGGGGAGATCGTAGGCGAGCCCCGGCTTGGGCGTACCGATGCCGAGTACCGGGCCGCCATCGAGATCCGGATCAGCCTCAACCGCAGCGGCGGCGAGCCGGAGCGCATCATCGAATTCCTGCGCCGCATCGCCGGCGCGGACAAGGTCGAGTACCGGGAGATCTACCCGGCCAAGATCGAGCTATACGTAACCTCGGAGGTGAGCTTCGAGGGCGCCAAGCGCGTACGGGACCTGGTGCCCGCCGCCGTAGGCTCTATCTATGTCGAGGAATCCGGTGGCGAGCTTCCGTTCGGCATCAAAGAGGATGGGGCCGCAACCCCGGTAGACCGAGACGGCTTCGGGGAGCTTGCAGTCCAGGACCTGGAGCTATCCGACGGCACCAGCCTGGAGCTGTCCGACGGCACGAATCTCCAGATAACCGACCGCAGCGATGACACCCTATATCAATACAGCGACGGCTCCTTCGGGGGCGTCCTGGCCGAACTGCTAGAGGTATGACCCATGGTCGATAAGCCGAGCGAACATCCGGACTGGGCCACCGACACCGAGACCGACGCCACCAGCGGGCAGCTCAACCGCACCGCACCGCCTAGCAGTCGGCAGACCTATGGGTTCGACCGCCGGGAGGTGCCCCCCCGGCAGTGGGTCAACTGGCTGTTCTGGAAGGTGAGCCAGTGGCTCCGGTGGAGCGAATACCGCCTGGACACCGACGAGCGCCTGGCGGCGGCCTTCTTCGCCCACGAGCAGGACACGCCGGAGATGAGCGTTGCCGTTGACCCGGGCTTCATCTTCGACGGCTCGCTTACCGAGGTGGCAGCCCAGTACACCGGCACCATAACCGCCCCGGCAACGGACGACCGCATTGACCGGGTGGTGATCGACCAAGGAACCGGAGCGGCGGGAGTGGTCACCGGCACGGAGGCCGCTACCCCGTCCGCCCCGGCAATCCC